TAATGTTTGGGTGCGCAGTGGCAGCGATCAATATCGTTGGACATTTGATCACTTCTGTTTTCTTTTACAAGAATATAATTATCGTTATGGCAAAATTCACAAGACAGATGCCAAACGTTCGGTGTTGATTGATTCTCCGTTAGCTATTGATTATGATGCGCCATGGACTGAGCCGCCGATTTGTATGCCTGATGAGTGTAAGATCGCAGGCGATGTCGTAGGATCGTACCGCAAATATTATATTGAAAAGAAAAAGTCCTTTGCAAAATGGACAAAACGTGAAACACCTTCCTGGTTTATAAATACAACTATATGACATACACATTTAAGAACCGTAAGACCGGAAGAATTATTGAAGTACAACTGAAAATTTCAGAATACGATCAATATAAGAAAGACCATCCAGAACTTGAACGATACATCGACGTTGCTCCCGCAGTAAGTTGGGAAGGAAAAGTTTTCACATCCTCTAGTCTTGATAGAGGAACTGATGATACGTTCAAAGAAGTTCTTGCTAAGATTGGGGATAAGCATCCTGGTAGTCCGTTACATGATAACTATACCAAGTCTAAGAGCGGCAAGCGAGTAAAGACGAAAGAGATCTTCGACAAACACGTTAAGAAAATTAAAAAAGAAGGAAAATTGTAAGGTACATGGTAGCACTCAACATCTCAATATTATTGTAGTTGTGAAAAAATGATTAAGCGATATCCAGAAGGAAATGGTAGTAATTCTACCATTTCCTTTTTCGTTTCTAAATCCAAAAAAGAAGAGAGATACGATGGCAAAATCAAAGCGTCAGCAGCAACCCCAACACTTCAGTCTAAAACACATAAAACCGCTAACGGAGAATCAATCTCAAACATTCAAATTGTACGAGCAAAAGAAACATCTAATGCTTCATGGAGTGGCAGGAACTGGGAAAACTTTTATTTCTCTCTATTTGGGATTAGAAGAGATCCTGAAGAAAAATAGTGAATATGATCAGGTTGTCATTATTCGTTCTGTAGTTCCATCACGTGATATTGGTTTCCTGCCTGGCAATGCAAAAGAAAAAGCAAAAGTCTATGAAGAACCTTACAAAGCAATTTGTGATGATCTATTTGGTCGTGGTGATGGTTACGATATCCTGCGCACCAAAGGTCTCGTACAATTCGTCACTACATCACACTTACGCGGAATGACATTTCATAATAGTATTGTGATTGTTGATGAATTTCAAAATATGACATTTCAAGAACTTGACACGGTAATCACCAGAATGGGTGAGAACTGCCGATTAATATTTTGTGGTGACATCCGTCAAACAGATCTACAAAAAGATCGTGAGAAATCTGGCGTGTTGACTTTTACAAAGATAGTAGGTAAAATAGATACATTCTCATCAATTGAATTCGGAGTCGAAGACATTGTAAGAAGCAATCTTGTAAAACAGTACATCATCGCGAAGATGAGTGAAGGGATCTCTTGAAATTTAATCATGCTTTTGTAACGCCACCAATACTAACGAAAGGTGATAGATGTTATACAACTCCTGAAGGTAATTCCTATGAGTCTGTTACCACATACATTGGTCGTAATTGGGATAAGTCATTCTTAATTGAATGGCGTAAACGTGTTGGCGCTGAGAAAGCAGCAAAGATTTCAAGTGCTGCTATCAGACGTGGAACTTCTCTTCATAAGGTAACAGAAAAATACCTTATGAATGAGGAGTTAGATCTAGATGATGATCCTACTACCAAAGCGTTGTTTAATAAGATTCAACCATTAATAGATCGTCTGAATAATATTCGCCTATTAGAGACTCCTCTATATTCTCACAAACTACAACTCGCGGGCACTCCAGACTGCATTGCTGACTATAGTAATGCGCTCGCGGTGGTAGATTTTAAGACTTCTACAAGAGTCAAGAAGAAGAAAGAAATTGTAGATTATTTTCTACAATGTGCTTGTTATGCTGAAATGTACAATGAGCATTATGGTCAGATGCCAGAGAAAGCCATTATCATAATGGCTATTCCTGATCTTCCGTATGGGATGACATATATTCATCCGATGGACAAATGTGTTAAGATGCTAGAGAACTTCAGAACCGATCCTGTCAGTTTTCAAAATAAAATCAAAGAGATTGTGGAATAGCTTTACAATTACAGTTCGTTAGAGTATAATAGAATTATGATTGAGCCAATTCCAGATAAGATTCCTGTCCCGGATACGGGATACATACCACTGCCAAATGGCTGTACATTGTATTGGAAAACAGATCATTCTGTTGGTTGCAGAATATATTATTCTGATGAAGTGGGTGGTTTCGTTGAAGTTTGGCATACTGCTCTTGTAGATAGTTCTACTCTCCTTGCAGCAATAGTCCAAGAGACGACTCTCGATAGAAAAGACAGGGTCAATAAAGATCGGCTCAAAAAATATTACGACAAATTGATGAGAGAAAATAATGCTAAGTGTCCCTATTGTTCTTTTAACCCTATTAGTAGAAGCGATTATTGCGACTATCATCGTCCTGCAGAAGAACTGAAGATAGACATAGACTAAATAATGTAAGATCTCCAACTTAGGAATATTACAATGGCACTAGTAGCAGTAAAGTATCTCGGCGACCCAACCCGCAACGGAATGCAGACTATCGAAGATTGGTATCTTCCTGATGGTGCATTTCCTACAAGCTTCTTTGATGAAGCTGGTCGCAAGTTGTATCTAATTGGTACAGACAAAGAAATTCAGGCAGCAGATCGTCAGTTGGGTAGAGATCCTTCTGTTGGTTATGATGGTCATGATTTCTCATATGTTGCTAAGGTAGTGCCAGTTGGTCCTGACGTAGTAGACACAGTCATCGTTGATACACCAGCATCCACTAAAGCAACAAAGATTTAATGTTCCCGTAGCTCAGAGAAAGAGCGGCGACTTCTAAACTCGACGGTCGTGGGTTAAATTCCCACCGGGAGCGCCAGACAAAGGAGATAACTATGAAATACAATACACAATCGGAAACATCAGGCTGGTAGAAGCCTGATTGGTAGTTTTATTATGAAGCATGTGGTCCTCCAAGGGAGAACTTTTCGTTCGCGATTAGTTTCCCCAACAGCAGGAGTACATCACATGCTAAAAGAATACGTTTATATTTTTGTCCGTCAAGATCTTTCAAATGAGCAGCAATTAGTGCAAGCAGCACATGCCACTCTGGTTTTAGGTAACAAGCTGAAAGATCGTAAAGTCAATGAACTTTATTTTTCGGTTATTGGAATCCCACGTCTAACTGACTTTTGTCAGGTATTCAAAGATCTAAAAATCCACGGAACAAAGTTTGAAACATTTTATGAACCAGACCAAGGTAATACATTAACAGCCATCGCAACTTATCCTATCAAGGATGAAGAACGTGGCGAATTGAGAAAATATAAGAGGCTTACATTTAATCAACGTTAAATTTGATGAATTAGAGTAAAATACTGGTTCATTGAAAATGATAGTACACTCTTAAGTAAAGGCGCACTGGACGCGGGTTCGATTCCCGCCGTCTCCACCAACTACGGGGACGACAAGGTTTCGACAGAGTGAGTAATAGTCAAAGAGCTATCCGGTAGGCGACGACCGTAACAAAGCAAAACACGTAAAAGCAAACGAAAGTTCTTTCACGCCTATGGCTCTCGCTGCCTAATAAGCACTTGAGTACAATGAGTTAGCCCACTTGTAAACAGAACGGGCAGAGGGATTGGGAGGCAACTCCCAATCCCTTTTTACTGATGGAGTTTATTATGAAAATTTTGAATACTGGTACGAGAAATAGTATATTTCTACTGATTCTGGTCATATTTGGCAATATTATTTTGATCTCTTATATTGCTATTCATAGCCCTGCGCCACGCAACGACTTTGTGAACCCAGTTGCTCCTGTAATTGACCCAGTACAGATTCAACTAAAAGAGTTCAAAACTCTTCTAGATCAAACCAAAAAAGATCTTGAGATTAAACAGCAAGAATTGAAAGACAAGCAAGATGCTATTGATGCGAAGGTTGAAAAACTTCGCAGGCAACAAGCAGCACGCACCGCATTTGCGGATAATCTAAAATGTCTTGCAGACAATATCTATTATGAGGCTGGATTTGAACCAGAGGAAGGTAGGCTTGCTGTGGCTCAGGTTACTATGAATCGCCTGAAGGATCCAAACTATCCTAAGACTATATGCGGTGTTGTCTATGAAAGACATCGTACCAAGCAGAATAAAATTGCTGCTGCGTTCTCATGGACACTAACTCCCTTTCGACCAAAAGGACGCAAGTCTAAAAAGACTTATGATGATGCTCTAGAATTAGCGCGGAATGTGTTGACTAATCAGCAGAAGTCTAGTATAATAGACGAAGATGTGAAATATTATCATGCTAGCTATATAAGAGCACCAAATTGGGCGAGTGATCATGAAGTAGTGGCAGAAATTGGTCACCACATATTTTACAGATAAGGAAATAATATGCTAATTGATGTTGATGTGAAACTTGACTATAGTGATGTGCTTCTGGTACCTAGTCGCTCGTCTCTAGTTTCTCGCAGTGAAGTAGATCTGACCGTAGACTTCTTTGACCATACAGTGATCCCTGTGATTGCTGCTAACATGGATGGTGTAGGAACATTTCAAATGGCACTTGCTCTTGCCAAGCATAAGATGATGACTGCTCTTTCTAAACATTATTCTCTTGAGCAATTGCTTGAGTTTTACACTGAGTATGAGGGCATGTCAAAATATGCCATTTATTCTATGGGAACAGGTTTGGCTGATCGTGAAAAATTCATTGCTTTCAACGATTCCTTAGATTTAAATACGGATGTTGCTCCTATCGCGGTTTGCGTAGATGTAGCAAATGGATACACTCGTCAATTCGAAGAATTTCTAGCAGAATTTTCTACTAGATTCCCACAATATGTTATGATTGCTGGAAATGTTGTGACTCCTGAGCAGACTGATCGTTTGATCACTGATTGCGGAGTTGATATTGTAAAGATCGGAGTCGGTCCCGGCTCTGTCTGCACCACTCGTAGGATTGCTGGCGTCGGCTATCCTCAGTTCAGTGCTGTTTTAGAGTGCTCTGCCGCTGCCCGAGATGCCGGAGGGCGCATTATTGCCGATGGTGGCATCACTTGTCCTGGTGACGCAGCAAAGGCATTCGCCGCTGGCGCTGACATGGTTATGCTTGGTGGATATTTCGCAGGACATGACGAAGGCGAAGGTGAAACAGTTGAAGCGGATGGCATTTTTTGGAAGAAATTCTACGGAATGGCAAGTAAAGAAGCGCAGAACATTCACAATGGCGGTGTTGCCGAATATCGTGCGTCAGAAGGTAAACAAGTATTTGTCCGATATAGAGGAGCAGTAGAAGATACTGTCAAAGAACTGCTTGGTGGTTTACGTTCAGCCTGTACATACATTGGAGCAGAGGACATTACACAAATGCACCGTAGAGCAAAGTTTGTACGAGTAAATCGTCAACTGAATAATTTGTTCCCTTGATGACTACCCGCGAAGAGAAGAATACTTTTTCTATGATGATTGAGGCACGTGCTGAGGCAAGCAAAATCTCACACATGGAAGTCATTGTAGATTACTGTGAAGAAACTGGTCTAGAAATAGAAGTTGCTGGCACGCTAGTTAATTCTACTTTGAAAAGTAAAATTGAAGAAGAAGCACGTGATCTTAGATATCTACCCAAAGGTTCTAAGCTGCCTCTGTAATGGAACCATTTGACGTATATAGAACATTCTTGGCAGTGAGTCTCCATTTCAGAGGAGACTACGACTATTTCAAATACAATGGTCAGATCAAAAGCACTCCAGAGAATTTCTCAATAGACAAAAAGAAATACAGTTATGTAAAACTGTCTAGGACTGCTGTAGAAAACGAGCTACCTTACTTATTGGCACTGGCTCATATGGAAAATAATGAGCGTCTATGGATTCAAAATTTCACCAAGAATGATAAGTATTCCAAAAGGTTTGATATTTGGAAAACCTGGCAAGAAAATAGAATGGCAAACCTAGCTATTGACTTGACTTTTATACAAAAGAAGTATATAATTAATACACTTGAAGAGTTTGCTAAATTCCTCAAGGTGGAAGATGAACAACTTCCCAAAATCTTCGTAGATTGTGAAGAGAAATCTATAGAGTTATCAACACTGATGATTCTAGATTTTTATCTAGACCTGTATTCTAAATGGGATACTAAGTTAAAAGGAAATTTCTTATGGGATTCCTTCTATCAACGAGCTAGAAAATTCAAACCATTCTTCTCCTCATGGAGACCAATGGGTGATGTGAATATTATGCGAGCGATGAACGAATGCCTGTTAAAAAAGTAAAATTTAAAACATCGACGCATAAAGCAAATCGCCGTGCACATGCAAAAGATATTACAATTGCTCGCGCAAATTTGTTGAGAAAAATTGATTCCGTTAGAAATAGAGAAAATGCGATTATGGACCCAGAAATTCAAGAAACTTTAGATGAGGCTGGTGATGCCCAAATGTGGGCAGTCAGTGCTGATTCATATTTCCCATGTGAAAAGACTGAAAGAGAATTGCCACCTGGTCAATACATTGTAAGTTTTTCTGATAGTAAAGGATATTTCTTTCAAAAGAAAATTATTAATCTAGATGAACTTATTGTTCTTCCGGATTCCAGATCAGAACATGTGTTGAACTCAATTCAACACTTTTGGACTCGCGAGAAAATGTTCCGCAAGCATGGCTTCCTATGGAAACGTGGCATGTTACTTTGGGGACCTCCTGGTTCTGGCAAGACTTCTACTCTACAGCAACTATCAAAGTTGATTGTAGACAATGGCGGATTCTCTGTCTATGTGAATGGGGATCCAGAATTTGTGGCACATGGTCTAGCTATCATGCGCAAAATTGAACCTGATCGCCCAATCATCGTTATGATTGAGGATATCGACGCCATCATTGAACGCCACGGAGAGGCACCACTACTTGCTCTCCTTGATGGCGAATTACAAATAGACAATGTTGTGTTTATCGCAACAACAAATTATCCAGAGGAACTAGACACACGTTTCGTAAATCGCCCAAGCAGATTCGATGAGATTATCTACATCGGAATGCCAAACGAAAAGGCACGCGAAGTCTATCTCCTTAAGAAGAACCCACGTCTGAAATCCAATCCGGAAGAACTGACAAAATGGGTTTCATCAACAAATGGTTGGTCAATCGCTCATATGAGGGAATTGATTGTAGCTGTCGAATGTCTGGATAACAAATTCGAAGATACCATCGAGCGTTTAGCAAAGATGAACCAAAACAAGCCTAATTCTGAGAATGGAGAAGGCAGAAAACCATTTGGATTTACCTAATAAAATAGGGAAAATCTTAGTGGAGTTACCTAAATAGTATTGCAGAATACATAATGCTATATTGAATAAGTACATACATCGAAATACACATATAAGGATACATAAATGTCAAGTTTTTCAAATTTAAAAAAGACCTCTTCTCTCGACAAGCTCACAAAGGCACTAGCAGAGACAACCAACAAGTACAAAGCGGATGAACGCTATTGGCAACCTGTAGTTGATAAGGCAGGCAACGGATACGCTGTTATTCGCTTCCTAGATTCCCCCGCAGTTGATGGTGATGAAGGTCTGCCGTTCGTGCAGCTTTTCACTCATGGCTTTCAGGGTCCCGGTGGTTGGTACATTGAGAATTCTCTTACGACTCTCGGTGGTAATGACCCAGTTAGTGAATACAATACCAAGCTATGGAATAGCGGCATTGAAGCTAACAAGGAAATTGCCCGTAAGCAGAAGCGTCAGCTGAATTACATTTCCAACATTCTTGTTGTTAAGGATTCAACTAATCCAGAAAATGAAGGAAAGGTTTTCCTCTATCGTTATGGTAAGAAGATTTTTGACAAGATCAAGGAAAAGCTGGAACCACAGTTTCAGGATGAGACGCGAG